GTAAAGGAAACAACCAATCGTTGCACCTTAGGATGGTGGCCCCGGCTTCCAGAAGAAACCTAAGTCCTACACGGTTGGACCCACTACTTTAGTGGTACCCGTAGCGTACAGAGTGATTCTGACACTACTACCGACTCCGGAACAAATATTACTTGTTTCGGCACGTCAAGTCCACGTCCGTGGACTTTGCAACTCGCCGCAAGTTTTGCGGGGAGTGCGTCAAGATCCTCCGGTATTACCGGCGGGGGATCTTCGGAGCTCTTGTACAGATTGTCGTACAGAGCTTCCTCCCTTTTCTGCCATGGTCGCGCATCATATGCGCGATCCTTGTATGGATTTTCGCCGTGCGCCCGAGACACCTCGGGAGCAAGCATATTCCTAAACAGATAGGGTCGATCGATGTTGTTCAAAGCATCATCGATCGAGAGAAAGCCATGTCTTTCGGCAATGGCTCTCTTATCGGAGTATCTCAAATGAGACCAGTCCGAATCAGGTACTCCAGCTAACAGCTGGAGTGCACTGTCGTCGACGCCGAGTGTTAACTCGGCGTTAGACAAGATTTCTTTGATCTGGTCCTTGACCACATCCAGAGAAAGGCCCCGAGCACGTGCATTCGTAGCGAAAGTCGCTAGCGTCTGCCGTTCGAGGAATGGCGCGGTACCGTTTAGGCACCGCACTATGGCCTGAGACTGCCTTCCGGGAATTGCCCGGAAGATAGACCTGAGTTCTGCATCGCTTCGATGGAACGCGGGAGCACCGATACCTCCCAGCAAAACTGGGAGGTAACGGAGCGCCAAGTTTTTCGGCAAGAATGATTCCATTCTCTGCTCGAATCGTTTCGAGACCATGGGAACCATGGCCTCGAAACCTCCTCCGAGCCAGGCCAGCATGCTTTGCACCTGGCGGGCCTTGCCAATGGCAGGGTTTGGCTCGTCTTTTCCCTCGTGCTCCTTGGCACAAGGGGAAAGTAGTCTGACCTTCATCGCATCGATGTGAGGGTGACTAAAGTAGTCGCGCTCATGGAGTGGCGTTGCCACACCATAGAGGTCGGACGGACTTATTCCTACCGTGAGGATCATCTCCTCACAGTAGAACGCACCTCGCGAACTTAAAAAGTTCTGCGACCACGACACGGACATTCCGTTAAGTTGGTGGTTCAACGAAATTCGTTGAAGGTAACTCTTTGGTCCTTGGGCGGTGTGATCATCGCCCGAGCATGCAAAGTGGCGCCAGCGTTTCGCTGGCCCCCCTTTGGACCCTCTCAGATAGGAGTAAAACTCCTCATCTGAGGATTCGATCATTCCACGGGAATGTCGAATGAAAGCCTCCCACTCCGCACAAAGGTTGTGCATAGTTAGAACCGCTTTCGTCCCCGGGTCTCCCATCAGGACGCCCGAGGTTGTCAGCGTGTCGAAGAAAGCTCCGACATGCGACTCGTATCTACGCGGGGAGCAAAGCACCCTCGCGCAGAGATGGAGGTAGGGATTATCTTCCCCAAGACCTTCCATTAAACCCTCTAGCATTGCTAGAGAGTACTCATGGACACAGTAATCTGTAGCCTGAGAGAGATCACTACTAAGTTTGTATGTGGTCTCATTGGGTACGGGGCCCGCATTGCGTAACCCCTTTACCCACTCATACCCCTGCCATCCGCGGGAAAGTCCCGCGGTGGCAGAAGGATGAAGTCTCAACAGACCTATTAGGTGATGAGAGAACGGTTGGAGGAAGATTGTAAGACAATCTTCCCCCACAGTGACGATCCGGGACTTTCCTCCCGGTTCGCCAATCGCCGATGCACGAATAGAAGGTGCATTGGGACCCCTCTCTAGGGACATTCCGCCTTCGCGGTATGGACTTCCGACCAACAAACCGTTGGCCAGGCAGTCTTCGATAGACCACTGGAGCAATTGCTTTCCAGTGGAGCTGTCGAGTCCATAGAGAGGATCCTCGTATTTGAAATTTTCAAAATCGAGGAGCATGTCTTCGCAGGATTCTCCGAAGACGCGCGAACTATCATAGACGGGAGCTTCCCGACACATGGTAGTCCATACGGGCCTACCGGCAATTAGCCGGTAGGGCTCGCCGAACCAGGTCGTGCCTTGCACG